TCTGTTCCCGCCGTTTGCCCAGAGCATCACCACGCTGCTCGACGTTTTATCGTCAAATCTCGGTTTGACATCGGAAGCACAAAATGCTAAGATGAAAGATAGGATGGACTTCAACGAAGCCGACCATCCACGGGATGAAAACGGGCAGTTCGCAGAGAGCGAGAGCAGTGGCTCTGGCTCGACCGAAAGCGGGCCTGCGGTATCTCCTGAAGGCGAAAATGCCCCCTGCACTGGGTTTGCTTCTCCTGAAAAACTTAAAGACCACGCTACACGGCATGGCCTTGAGGAAATGGGCATCCAGTCGGAAGAAGAATACCAGCAGAAAGGCATCGACTTTCTGAAACAGCCCTGTGGAGGGGACGTTGTTGGATATGCTCGGTCGGACGGCTCCATCGTAAGGTTCAACACCAAAACGACGGAATATGCGAGCGGCTTTCCCGGAGGTGTTCTCAAAACCTATATGAAGGCAAAGTGTGGGAAAAATGGTGCGCCTAACCTTGATAAGGCGGTGGCGTATTATAATAGCAGAAAGGAAGCGGAGAACAAATGATGAGTCTTGAAGAACTCAAAAAGGTAAAGTATGGCGACAGCTATGATTGCCCAGTCTGTGGTCAGTATACTTTTGAGTATGCTGGAGACTATGACATTTGCCCCGTATGCGGCTGGGAAGACGAACTCATGCAGCTTGCCGACCCGGACGAAGAAGACTGTACTAACCACATGAGCCTGAACCAGGCCCGCGAGGCGTGGAAGAATGGGCAGAAGGTGGGGTGATTGCAATGCACAACTTCATTGCAATCTACCGCATTCTGAGTTATCTGGAGCAGGCGCTGGACTATGACGAACCTGATATGTCGCAGATTTCATCAAGCGCTTTGGGAATGTCGGCCAACAGATGGCTTGCACTCCTGCGGCTGCTGGAGGATGCCGGGTATATCGAAGTCTTCGGTCATAGAACGAGGATAACCCTTCGTGGACTGGAGTATCTACAACAGAATAGTCTGATGCAGCGAGCCGTAAGCCTCATGTGAGGTTTGCGGCTTTTCTGCTGTTTAAGAGCGACGGGAAACCACCGCTCTTTTTGTTTGTCTGAAAACCCATCTCAAAACGGAACGGAGAAAGATCATGAACAAGGTCACGATTTTTAAGTACGAGGAAAACAAGCTGGTGCGCACCCTGAACCAGAACGGCGAACCGTGGTTCGTCCTGAAGGACGTGTGCGGCATCCTCTCCATCGGCAATGCCGCCGATGTTTATGCCCGTCTTGATGAGGATGAAAAGGGGGTCGGTCAGGTCGATACCCTTGGCGGTCTTCAGCGGATGAGCATTATCAGCGAGGCGGGTCTGTACAATGTCATCCTGCGCAGCGATAAGCCGGAGGCAAAGCCCTTCCGCAAGTGGGTCACTGCCGTGGTGCTGCCCAGCATCCGCAAGAACGGCGGCTACATTGCCGGGCAGGAGGAGCTTTCCCCGCAGGAGCTTATGGCAAAGGCGCTGCTGGTCGCCCAGAAGACCCTGACCGACCGCGATGCCCGCATCAAGGAGCTGACGGCGCAGAACCAGATCATGCAGCCGAAGGCCGAGTATTTCGACGAGCTGGTGGCCCGGAACCTGCTGACCAACTTCCGCGAAACTGCCAAGGAGCTGGGCATCAAGGAGAAGGACTTCATCGGCTGGCTGCTCGACCATAAGTACGTCTACCGTGACCAGAAGAACAAGCTGATGCCGTATGCGGCAAAGAACAACGGCCTGTTCGAGGTGAAAGAGGGCAAGGGCCGACACAACGACTGGGCGGGCACCCAGACGCTCATCACCCCGAAGGGCCGTGAAACCTTCCGTCTGCTGTGCAAGGAACCGCCTGTTTTACCGCAGTTCACCGCATTGTAAACCGGCATCAATGTGATCGTAAACCAGAAAGCAACCGCTTTTCCACCGCAATCACCGAAATGGTCGGAAATCTCAGGACGTAAAATTGGCCGTTTTTAGAATATATCCACTCACTTTTGGATATTTATGCAAAAATGGTCAAAAATCCGCCGGAGCGTCCACCGGACAATCCTGCGGAGCGTCCAGACATAACCGTACCTCACCAAACCAAACCGTAACTTGTTGTCAAATTTTCACTTCGTTCAAATTTGCCAACGGGGCAGGCGCGGGGCATGGCGCACGGCAGGCAATTTTCGCAACCAGCGAAAACACGGCTCTCCCGCGCTTTTCAAACCCCAGACACAAAATTATCCACCAACAACCTTTGGGACGTTTCTCGCCACCCATCAGAAGTTCTCAGAGGACATTAAGCCATAAACTCAACTGCGGCGGTGCAAACCACCGCTTTTTTGCTGTTCAAGACCGGAAAAGGAGGCGAAAACAGTGAATGATACCGTCCACGGACACATGGTACAGGACCTGCTCCGCCACCGATTCGGCAGTCATGAATGTCTAATATGCAAATATTCACCAAAGTACCCTGTGCAGGCAGAGCGAGAGTTCCAGCGGGTCACAAATGCGTACATCCGCATTCTGAACGAACTGCTGAAAGAGAGCTTGCCGGAGATCAGGGATGCCGCGCGGGCCGAGAAAGAAGGCCAGCGCTACGATGATGCTTCAGATCTGATTGCCAAGGTCAAGACCGTCTTCTCCAAGATGGCCGTGGAGCTGGAACGTCGGACTTCGATGTTCAGCCTGCGCAGCAAGATTGAGTCTATGGCAAGGCTCACCCGGAAGCTGAGCATCCGGGAGTGGAAGAAAGCAGTCAAGTCCACGCTGGGCATTGATTTGCTGGATGACTACTACACCGGCGAGCTGTACCGGGTAATGATGGAGCACTGGGTCGAGGACAACGTAGCGCTCATCAAGACCATCCCGCAGGAGAGTCTGGGGCGTATGCGCCAGATCGCACTGGAGGGCTATCGAAACGGCGAAACCACGACGACCATCGTCAAGCAGATTCAGCGGACGTACAGCGTAGACCGGCGGCACGCCCAACTGCTTGCCCGCGACCAGATCGCCAAGCTGAACGGTGACATCACCCAGCAGCAACAGCAGGACGCAGGCGTGGTGGAGTACGTCTGGTCAACCTCTGGCGATAGCCGCGTCCGCCCAAGCCATGCTGCGCTGAACCACAAGCGGTTCCGCTGGGATGACCCGCCGGTGGTCGATGAAAAGACCGGGCGGCGCTGTCACCCCGGCAAAGACTACCAGTGCCGCTGCTGCGCACTGCCGGTCTTCAACATCAAAACCGTTGACCTGCCGGTCACGAAAGGGGGCGATGGCCGTGGATGAAACCATCCTGTAAGACCTGAGAGGGGAGTTGTTCAATATGGAAAACGATATGAAGGTTCAGCGCTTTGACAGCCTGCCGCTGGATGCTACCTATTTCACAGATGAGGGCTACCTTGTAGACCATCCCATCGTGACATCGGTGGGCATTTTTGTTTATCACAACCCGGACGGTTCCGAACGCCGGGAGCTGCGGTTGCCTGAAGAAGTTTTCGCTGAAAAGAGCCTTGCATCCTATAAGGGAAAGCCCATCATCGTAACACATGATGCTGGCTACGTTGACACAGACAACGTGAAAGAGGAGGGCATCGGCACAATTTTGTCGGAGGGCTACCGGGACGGCGATGATGTCCGAGCAGAAATCATCATCCACGACACCGACAGCCTGAGGAAGTACAAAATGCGGGAGCTGTCCTGCGGCTACAACCTGCGTCTGGACGAAACGCCCGGTGTCTGGGAGGGGCAACCCTACGATGCCATTCAGCGGGACATCGAAATCAACCATCTTGCCCTTGTCGATAAGGCGAGGGCTGGTGAACAGGCCCGGCTCAACATTGATGGGCAGGGCCGCAACTGCATGAAAGGAGAAAAACTGAACATGGAAAACACCACCAAGA